GTCCTCAAGCATTGCCATTTGGTTTCTATCGTCTTTGATTTCGCCAGTTGTCTGGTTGTAAATCATACGATTGCGGTATTTGTTCATAAGCTCACGAACATACTGTTCGGCCTTTTGCTTTGGCAAATTACCGACATCTACATAAAAAATTCTACGCTCTGGAGCACGGGAGATGCGATATACGACGATTGCATCTTCTACCTGTCTTAGCATGTTTAGAGGTCTAATTGCCTTGTGAAGGAATCCTAGAACCCTCTTTGAGTTCATATCTACCATTCCAGAATGAACATAGCAGATAGAATCCGGAGAAACTTTAAGACCACCAGCACCAGTTCCAATTATTGAATTTTTATCATTATTCGAATAAACATAGAATTCTTCCACATCTTGAATAATTGATAGTGATTCGCCATTTTGTTTTGCTGGATTTGATTTTACTTTTCTGACTTTCTTGATCTTTGTAGAATCTAATGGAATCAATTGCTTGATACCAGAAGACGGATCATCCATGTCGATTGAAATGTAAAAATAAAGCTTTGAATCGATGTACCATCTACGAAAAATTTCGTATGATTTATCTTGAAAATCTAGAAGTTGAAGTATAGAATCGAATTCTGAATATATTCTACTCTTTATATTTTCTGAAAAATTGATTTTAGATAAGTCTAATTTTACAGGTTTTCTATCTACACCTAAAACAATTGCCTCATTGGTGATCTCGTCAATAGCGGTATCTACTTCGGGATACAATGCCATTGCTCTATATTGAGAAATAGTTGCCTGTTCATCCTTGGCAGAACCCATGAAATCAATAAATGTCCCATAGACTCCAGAACCTTCAAGGGTATATGCTCCATCAAATTCTTCTGGTGGTGTAAAGTTTTGAAGATTTACTTGATCTTCTTTTGTATCTTTTATTAATCTAAAACCAAAAAGCTTAAAATCCATTTCAAATCTCCATATTATTGATCGATATAATCAAAAGAAAATGCCACATTAAATGTCACAAATTCGTTCGGCACTCTCATATCTAGGGCGATTTCACCTACTGAAATTGGCCAACATCCAAATAAATTAACAGTCTTTAAAACATTAGTGCAATTTAAATCTAATTGCTCTACTTTCCAACCATTAGCTTTATACGAAGACGGAGATATTTGATCACCAGTGTTACTAACATGATCGTTGATATTATTACTCCAGTCATGCAATTTACTCCATATTTGTGATGGATTTGTATTTGCATCGTCTAGAATAGCTACTTCCCATATGCTGCTTCCTTGGCTTGCATATGTTCTATCTCCAGGTAATTTGAGTTTTCTACCTCTATAATCATATTCGACAACATATAGATTATTTTGAGGAAGAGATGCAGCCATTACTTGAAAAATATTGAATGCACCACCATATGGAAAATTACCAGTTACGCGAAAACGATTTTTTCTAGTTCCGCCTACAAAGTTTGTTTTAAAGTCATTTATTGATTGAGCCATTTAGTTCTCCAATTAGCCAGTGAAATAGTCGTAAGATAATTTGACAGAAAAAGTATTGTATATCTGAGAACTCATATCAAATTCTATTCCACCCACTAACGCAGGAAAACACCCCTTAAGAACCATAGTTTTTAAAGTATTTCCGTTTGTATCCAAATGTCTTATTGTCCAATCTGTCTTTAAATCTCTAAAGGCATCAGATGATGCAGAATGGATATTAGAAACATGTGAATTTATTTGTTTATGCCACTCTTGAAAGGAATTCCATAGAGCTTTTTCTGTATCATCAAGTATTGCTATATCCCAATCTCTATAACTCCTATCGCCAGCATAGTGAATGACTCTACCTCTATGGGGTATTGATACTCTTCCTAGATCAGAAGGGGGCATAGTTGCTGAAAGAATGTGATATGTGCTTAAATTATTAGGAACTCCAGAGGGCCAAGAGGCAGAAACTAAAAATCTGTTTCTTCTTGTACCACCTTTGAAATTTGAAATGAAATTCGTAATAGATGCCATGTATTATGTAGTAAAGCTCAATTCAACAAAATTTATGCTTTGTGATGGCTTTATCGATACATCAACATTGACTCTTCGATTGATATAGTCAGTTTCATTATTGTTTGATGCATCACAAACTACTACGAAATCGTCAACTCCAGAATTTGATTTTGCAAATTGTAAGTATTGTTCAATTCTGACTTTTATGATATTTCGTGTAGCTTCATCGTTAAACTCAAATAATGAACTATTTAAAACATATTGAATATTGTTAATTACATCAAAAATCAAATTAGAATATGAAATTGATTGTTTTAATGGAAATGCACTTCCTGTATATCCAGACACATCGCTACTAATATAAAATTCTTTTAGATTGTTGGTCCCAATTATTTCAATCGGAAGATTTATACCTTTATCGTAAACAGCTTCAAGATCATTTAGGCTTGAAGGAGTAGTTGGTATTATCCCTTCTGTTAGGGAAGTTGCTGTAGGATTTTCTATAGTTTCAAAGTCCTGATTTAGTAATTTTCCACGAACATATCCTGCTGGAGGTAACCAAGGAATAGATGCTAAACTTCTACTAAAACAACCGATAGCATCAGATATTAAAGGAATTGGAACTAATTTTTTATCATTATCAGAAATACCAGTTGCTCTGTAATAAGCAAATTTTTTCTTAATTCCAGCAATCGAATAAGAAAGAATTTGGAAATCTTCATCGTTGAAATTTCTAAGATTAAGCTCATTTAATGCAATTGAACTGGGTATTCTATTTGATTCTATATACGATGCTTCCAATAATTTATTTGATTTATTCAATGAATTAAAAATTATTGGACATTTCTTTTCTTTAATAATATTTTTTAAATCAGGATTAATCTGAAAACGCAAAGGATCATAGCAAAAAGCTTTTATATAATTTTCATTAAATGCATTCTTTATTCCAGAAACTTCATTTACAGAACAATTGATAAGAATTATATTAAAATTATAATGCGAACAATCTAACAAAAAAGTATTATAAAAATTAACTATTCTTGCTTTTTGGTATGCTATCGTATGTGGTCCAGATGTAGTTGTAACTAAATCTAAAAAATCTTCAAATGTAGTTATATTAGGGGTTGTTGATATCTGCGTATAATCGCCATTTTTTATTAAATCTGTAAGTTTTGTTTGAGAATCAATTTTGTAATACTTTTCATTTTGAAGGCGTAGAAAGTTGATATATGTGGAATCATAGATCAATATTCCTATGTCTATGTCCTTTTTACTCTCTATTATTTCAAAATTGAATGTTAAATCATCCATTAAGATTGATTAATTACAAATCTGAACGAAACTTGATTTGCAGAGAATACTGGTTTAAATGATAGATCGACAACAATTTGTCTATTATCAACAATTGCTTGAGTATTATTGGTTTCATCACATATTGCGACATATGATGAAATTCCTCTACCAGACTTGACAGTTTCCATTATAGAAGTCAATGCTGATAGAATCCTTGATCTTGTTTCTGCATCATTTAGTTCGAAAAGTGCTTCAGCAACTATGGGTTTGATTCCGCGACTGATGTAATTAACTAGACGAGTTACACCAATTTGTTTCTTATTTTCAGTTGTAAGTTCGCAAGTTTTATCGCCCAATAAGAAGATTCCATCAATTCCTAAAACATTATTAAATGCATTTACATTTTGATTTTGTAAATTAGTAATGTCTATATCATCGATTGATGGATATAGTTTAGAAATTGTATTTACTGCTCCTCTGATTATTCCTGCTGGAGCATACCATGGGAAGAAACTGCTATCTGTTCTTGCCAAGCATCCTGCTGCATCAGAAACCATTAGAATTGGAATATTAGCAGTTTCTCCACCATATAGTCTTGTTCTTTCTTTTCTACCTATTACAGAAAAAATATTATTATCAAAAGTAGAACCAGAAACACCCGTTAATCCGGTTACTCCAAATCCACTACTAAATTCTATTGGATAGTTACCAGTAGAACCATTATGGAATTCAAATGATGAACCAATAATACCAATAACATCTTCAAAAATATTTACTAAAGCAACAACATCATCAAATTTATCTCTTCTTTCGTAGAAAGTAGAATCAATTTTTATATTTGCTGCTGCCATTGATGTAGCACCAGTTGCTGCGATCAAAATACCACCGTATTCTAGATAATTTAAAGCTGCGTGTAATTCTCTGTCAAGAGTAGTACCACCACTAAAACCTTTTTCTGGTCCACTAGAACTAAACCCACTTGAAGTTCCAGCAAGAACTGCTGTATTAAATTCAGAAATTAATTCCTGTGGCGAATTGTATTGTTTGAAAGCTGGAACAGGACTATCTCCTTCTGTTAGCTTTGCCATGAAAGAAGCACCACACATAAAAACAGAAACATGGGAAGAACTTTGAGATTGTACTGCGCCTGATAGGTTTGGTGAGTTTTCTGTAATGTTTATCTGTGGCATATTTTATTCCTGTGTGAACCAGAGGGTGTCTGAATCCTTAAATGCATTATCAAATTTGTCTGGACCAACAAAAAAAGTGGTATTTTCTTCTTCCTCCTGCTCGCTTTTATGTATGATTTTTTTCCTTTGTATGTCTATGATCTCTTCAAAATAACCTTGTCGTGTCAGCCATCCAAATAAAACTAAACACATAACTAAATCGTCTGTATATCCATCATCCGCACAAAATGTTTGATGTTTAGAAATAAATGTCATCAATTCTTGAATGATGTCATAATCCCTAACAAGCAGTTTATCTTGTTCAATTAGAGTCTTTAGGACAGCACAACCCAGTTTTTTAACTGCCGCGCTGGTTCTAACCCCTCTTTGTTTAGTTCCACGCCCGAAGCCCAATGAAACTTTCTGCCCAGCCCTACCCATCATTGTAGTCTGAATGATATTTTCGTATTCAAATTCTTGGTGCATTACATCGGCAATCTGGCCACCGATATCATTTACTTCGATTAGTAAGTGAGCATTGTTGTATTTCGTTGCCAGCGCGTATAGCTCAGGAGGAACATCGAAGGGTGAAATGGTATTATTTCTGTACCTTGCCACAACCCTGTGCGGCTTTTCGGTAGAGTCTATAACAACCATAGCCGTATAGTCTTTACCTTGGCCTCTAGCAGTATCAACCATGATAAAGTAAGCATGTTCATCTTTCGGCTCGTCATAGATGTAAAGACCGCTTGGTTCTCTGACCAAAGGTTTATCAAATTGTAGTAAATTTAATTTGCTGGCACTGATGAGTGTATTTGAAGAACCAAGGAACGAGCATTCAAACTCTTGTTCAAACTGCTGTTCGCTGGTCTGAGCAATCATCTGCTGCTTCCACTCTTCGTCGCGTAGAGGCCCACCAGCGTACTTAGGAACCTGTCTCCACGATACCTCTATGGGGACATACTCGTTCCTCCCCTCGTCCCCCGGCTTCCTTGTAGCCCCCTTCCAGAAGCTGTAGAACATGTTCAGGCCATTTGGGGTAGATACCATGAAGACCTTAGTGGTCTGGCCTGATGTGATGGTTGGGTAAACTGAGCTAAAGAATTCTTCTGCTACATTCTGGGGGACATGGGCGAACTCGTCCAAGAAGATTAAGTTGAACGAACCACCACGAACAGCAGACGATGAAGTGGCAGAAGCCATGACCTTAGAGCCGTTCTCCAAGTGAATGGAAGTCTTGTTCCATTCGATGATGCCCTGCTGAAGCCATTTTGGGAGATACTCGTAGGCTAGGCGAAGTCTGCCAAGAATTTCTCTGGCAGTATTCATCTTGTTTGCCAGAATACCTACGCTCATGCTCTGGTTAAAGAGAATGTAGTGCAGAATAAATGCTACAATCGTGGTGCTTTTACCAGACTGACGAGGCAGCTTGGCAATGATATAACGATTGTTATGCATCTTATTTACCATATCTTCTTGATAATCATATAGTTCAAATGGAACTAAACCCTTATCAAGAGATACGACTTTAACATATTTCTTTATGAAGTAGATTGGATCCTGAGAGCAACGAACATACTCCCGAATCTGTTCTTCGGTAAAGTCAATCTTTACTCCAGCTTCTTTTAGGTTTGGATTACCTAAGTATCCTTTAAATTTCCTCGACATTCTTCACTTCCGCATCAATTATATCTAGAGCTTTTTTCTTGCTCCGCTCAGGATTGATTAGATCCTGAAGATCACTTGTAGAACCAATAAAAAACGAATTGTTTGTTGTTGACTTTATGGTAGTCTTGTTTGCTTCGTTCTTGATCTTCTCAATATCTATGAGATCCTTGTTAATCTCAGACATGGTTTTTAGCATTTGAGTTACAACTTCATATGCTCTGGGAGAATCGCCTTCAGAAGCAACCTTCATAATCCCTTCAAGTGCAACCTTGGATTTTTCAATTATGTCGTACATATTACGCTTGGCGTAATCAAAATCCTTATCAGGAGAAACTTGCTCTATTGCAGTTGGTCCTTTACTAGGTTGTTCAATATTAAAAAAATTATCTAGATTTTCCATAAGACGATTTCACTATTACTGACAAACTGCTATAGAATTTATATTTGCCCTAAATGTAGTACTAACGTTTCCGTTAGAAATCTTAAAGTAATATTTTGGTTTTTCATATTCAATTAGATATATTTCTTGAATACAAGGATCTGTATCTAAAGGATTTGCTCCAACATAAACAGTAAGTTCTCTTAATATTATATCTACATCATTCTGGGTTAGTGATAAAGTATTTGCATTTTTTTTAATTCCAGAAACAATTTTATTATTTGTTAAATCTAATAATTGTATTGTTGTTTGCAAATCAGTTACATTATTTTCTTCCCATGTAAAATTAGAAATAAAATCAGTAGAATTGGAAGAAAGATAATAAAATTGATTAGAATAGCTAGTATTTATAACAATACTTGATCCCTGAGCATTTAATAATGCAGCGTAAGTAATAGGATCTGGATCTGGATCTTGAGTGAAAGTAAAAGTATTGATAGAATTTCCAGTTTTAATCTCACCGAAAAGATAACTAGAAACAACAAATGATATTGTTCCTATAAGTGTTCTTTTAGAACCAAAATTTCCTTCATGATCATCATTTATTTTGATATCTCTCAAGGAAATAGGAACATTTATATTTTTATGAATTTCGTTGAAGTTTAATCTTATATTAAATTCTGGATTAAAATAAGAAGAAACTTGTTCAATTATTTGAAATATTTCATCTAAATTTCTTGTGTAAAAATACAAATTCATTCCAATGGAAATTGGAGTTTCTGCAAATGTTTTATAAATAATATTTTGTTCGTCTATAGTTTCTGTTGTAGAAGCTACTCTAAGTTTATTTCTTTTTCTATTATTATCGTAACCTATACCAGATATTTCAAAACTCATATATGGCAAATTGATTTGAGTTTTTACATTATCAGAAATAGATGAATTTTGTTCCAATCTTCTTAGAAATTTTTCCTTTGAGGAAAAAGTAATTGGAACTTTTATTTTATCTTCTATATCAGTGGTATCATTTTTTCTAAGAACATAAATTTCATCGAATAATGAACCAAATGCAACAACAAGTTTTCTTATTGATTGATTATTGAATGCATTAAACATTAGTAATTACCTTCCGAGAATGGATCTTTCTCCGTAAAGTTTATGATTGGCTCATCATATTTACTTCCAGAGCCAGTAAATCCTCTCTGGTAATCAAGTGGAGGTACTTCACCCTCTGCATCATCAAGCACTGTATTAATAGTGCCATATGAATTAGTGCTATTGTAACTCTTAATTTCAAAGGTAAGACCTGATACAGAGCTGGTAAGTCGTGTTGGATTTGCAAATGTAACTCCATCTAAAGATAGTAATTCTACTGTTAGAGTCTTTCCTAATAGATCCAAATCCAATATTCTGAAGAACGATGTAGTTCCAGCAATAGTTCCAGGAACAAATACTTTTTCTCCACGAACTGTTCTGTTATAAGCAGCAGTAAATCCATTTGCAGTAGCACCAATCAAGAAGTTGTATATCGACTGCTTGAAATCTGTAATAGCATCCACATCCTGAGTACCAGTTTCGAATTTTTCCATAGAGTAAGCAAATGTCTCGCAAGATAAAGTAAAGACATAGTTCTTATCAAGTTGATAGAACGGTTGCTCATGTTCGACAAAGTTAATTTCAAACATAGTCTTAGTCAAAGGAAAATAAATTATATCTCCTTCTCTAGGGCGAATTATGTCTTGATTTTTTTCAGTTATTTCTTTTGTAAATCTTCTCTTACTTACAACTAAACTTACAGAGTCTTTTATTTCTAGGCCAAATTTGCTGACAATATCTGCTCCTTGAAATCCAGAAACAGAAGCAACATACATTTCTATTTGATAGGCTTTTGAAAACTTATTTAAAGGATCTTCTCCAAATAATCTATCTAATTGAACATTTTCTCTTGGAATGTAATATACATTCTTTCCCATCATACGAATAATTTCTATGATGTTCGTTTCAACGACATCTTGTTCAGTAGATTGAAATCTGAAGTATGGATTTAAAGCCATATTATCCTGTCATCATGTCTGGTGGAAGTTCATATGCAGAAATAATCTGATCTTCTAAGATTGCTATTTCTCTTTCTGATTCTGCTAGTATCGTTCCGCCTCTTAGCTGAACTCCACCGGGAAGAGCAACACCATCAAATTTAGCTAAATTCTGTCCCCACTGCTTCTTTATCAATGCAGTGAAATATTTCTTCAGCATTCTATCGTTATAGATCTCCGGATAAAGATCCGGATCAAGGTTTACATAAGCTTCAATTGCGATATATGTTCCAGCCTTCAAAGCAGTCCAATCAGTTTCAATGTATAGTTTATTTGTTACTTTATTGAAACGAATTGTTCTTTCTGGATCAAACATCATTTCGATAAGACGAATATATCTCTTTGTCAGATCGAAATTTGCAATTGGAGTAGAATTTACAAATCCAAGATTGGTATTAATACCGTAAACATCATTAAGAGCTAGCTGATATCTGACATCGAATAGTTCATTAGAATTTAATGATCCAAATGGAAACACTCTAATTATGGATAAAATATCATAGCCGTTTGGATCTGCGCCCGATACACCAACAATAGGACCAAAGGAATTCGTATTAATATACTTATTTGTTATATCTGTATCAGTAAGCTGATAAGAAAAATATGCTTTTTCAACACCATCGAAATGTCTTTCAGAAAAGAATTGTAATGCATCGTCCATACGGTCCAATGCTTGCCGATA